ATGCTTTAGGGGGTGGTTTTTTTGAGGACCCCCCCCTGTGGCACCTACTGTCTGAAATTATTATTCAGATTGTTCATTTGTGTTGTTTATGTATATTTTTTTGTAAATGTTTAGAACGTCGTTTACAATTATGTCATCAATTGCTCTTTCTGTTTCGTCCAAGTACTCTGTGTCAGACATTTCATCTGAAACATTAGCTATAGTAGCTAGGTGTCCGCAGGAATTGTGCCCGTGTTCAACATCAAACATGTACCACTGTGCAAAGTCATTGAACGGATTGTAAGGATTGTCAACAGTTGTTAACATACAATTACTCGACATTAATGTTGTGTCTGATAGACTGTTAGTGTGTGTACTCAAATCACTTACCCCCTTCATAGTTTATTATTTTTAGATGGATTAATGTACGCTTCAACAACCGATACGGATAGACCTGTGCCTTTTGCAATCTCGGCGGTGTTATAACCAAGCTTTTTCATGTTGGTTATTTTATTTGCTTTGGCGGCAGTTACTGTTGTTTTTGTTCTAGGCGTGGCCTTTGATACTAGATCATCAGTGTCCATGTTATCAATTACTTTTTTGAGGGTTGTCTCTGACACCGCACCCTTCTGAATTGCCTCCCACTCTCTGTCAGTAAGGGTAATTGGCTGTTTTTTTGCACCTAGGGCTATTCTAGCAGCAGTGAGGGCTCGTTGAGCTTCCTTTTGCTGGTCTTTTTTACTCATGTTTGGATTGGCTTCTTTTTTAGCCTTACTAGATGAGTTTGCTAGAGCCTGGGCCTGTCTTTCACGGGGGGCGTTTAATAAAGCAATGTTCAATTTTGAACTGATGGAGTCAACTTCTTTTTGGTAGGCGGCTCTTGCTTTAGAATCATAAAGCATTTTTTTTGTTGATACTATATCAAGTCTTGCTTGATTTGCCATGGCCTTCATTTTGTTAGCGTATTCAGCGTACTCTGTTTCTTGAATTCGTCCAGATGATAGCGAGTATGCGTCATCTGTGTTTTCCATTTTTGTAATACTCTGAGTTCGAACTTTTGTTTTTCCAGTCTTGGGGTCAATGTACTCTTCATGATATTTTTTGTAAATTAATGCACCTTCTGGACGGGTGGGGTCATAATCATCATTTCCTTTTTTGTTAATATGCGGGCTTCCATGACGCTTATTAATTTGGACTTCACTTTTTGACCTAGAAATTAATGTTGACGCGCCATACCGTTCCACACCATCGTCATCGATATGGGATTGATATGCTTTTTTGAGTGCTGCTATTTTGTTATCGGCTTCACTTTTTTTATAGTCAAGTTTGTGCTTTGCAGCGTCAATAACAACCATACTGTGTTTTACAGCCATGGCAAGTTCATCTCTACTGGCACCTTTAATTGTCATATCCGTTATGAGATTTGATATGATGCCCATCTGTAAGCCCGTTTTATCAATTACTTTGCCAGTTGGTGTTGTTCGTTTCATGTATATCATGCCTTCTCGTTCCGGATATGCATCTTTTGGATCAAAGCCTTTAAGCTGCTCAAGCTGAGGTGTTGATGCGATCTTCGTTTTTTTATTTGTTGGTATTACCATTACAGTATCACCATCAAAATCAGCTCCAGAGAGTCTTTCGGCTACTTTGGAACTTATTCCAATTGTGTCGGATGGAGTTTTACCAAGTATAGCGATGGAATCTTTGTGTTTGTTATTAACTGTTACAATCGGAATTTCAAATGTTCCACCATGAGGATATCTGATAAGTGCAACAGTTGTGCCATTGTCATAATTTGTGCAATACACTTCATCCTCTTTTATTGTTGTAATTGGCATAATTACATGATACTTTTGTCCTGGCAATGCAGCTGCTTTTAGGTGAACCGCTGATGCATCACAGCTATCTGAAAATGCTTTAAGTCTAGCTTTTTTTACGGTTGGGTTTGTTAGTTGCATGATTTCATCGTATTCAAATTGTTTGTCTGCAATTGCCTCTCCAAGCTGCTTCTTTATTAGTGGCATTGATTGTTTTGCCAAAAACTGTGCTGGCAAGGTATCGTTCCAGTCACTCCAATCGCCCTCTTCGGCTCGTTTGTTAATTACTGACAGCTGCTTTTTACCGCTTTTATCAGTATAATAACTTTGCCCACCAACTTTTATTGTGGCTCCAAACGGGTTGTCTGGGTCATTAGTAATGTCTTTAAATACCTTATCTTTTGGTGTTGCCTTTGATTTGTTGGTGTTAAATACAACGTCTACACCTTTTGGCATTTTGTCGGAGTAGATGGCCATCCCCTTTAAATACTTCTTATCGTCAACAAGTATTCTAACCTGTGCATAATGGGAATCCCCAAGTGACAAGTCATCAACGCCCCTTCGTATTTCAATTACACCATCCTTTTGAATTCCACCGTCTTCCTTATACCGAATTGCAATTCTGCTTGAGTCCATCGACTTTGGATAAACCAATTTGTCATATGTTATTCCAGCATCACGAGATGTATACTCTTTTAGTGTTTTTACCTGGTCAAAGTTATAAATCTCTTTATGCTGAACATCTGGTGCGCAGAGTGCAGTTCTGTTGATTTGAGTTCCTTTGTTTGTGACATTTGGAACACCTCCGGTATAGACATTGTATCCTTCCATTTCAAGAAGGTACAGCGCCCTATCAAGTTTGTCTCTTTTTATGCCAAGTTCTCTTTCAACACCAGGTCCAACATCAACCATTCGTTTTTCATCAACTTCTTTTCGAAGTAAATCAGCAGTGGCTTTTGCTTGGTTCATTCTATCCTTAGATTTTTCATTTAATAAAGACCTTACTGACGACTCAGAAGGATAGCCCATCTGTTTTGCAATTTGTGTTGGTGTATAGCCCTTTGCGCGAAGCGCCTCGGCAGTATCAACTTTTGCAAGTCGGCGTTCATCTTTTGCCAGTGACTGCTGAATTCTTAAATGATTTATAGATAGCCCAATTGTTTCGGCTATCTCTTTTTCGGAACACCCTTGATTTTTTAGTTCAGCAACTCGGCTCTCAAAATCTCCAGCATGTTGATATGGTTCTTTTCCAGATCCCCATTTATACCTACCGGATCTTCTTGGCATACCATAATGTGTCAACTCATCAGTTGAGTTACCAAAAACACGATTCGCTAATTCACTTGGAGTCAAATCATTTTTGATTGCCTGATCTTTTTTGGCAATTATAGAGTTGTTTAAATTAGTGTCATCGCTCATTTTATTAACTCTCCATTTCTTTTATTTTTCTTATAATTTTGTCGGACTCAACTATTTTTTTCATGATTAATGCAATTTGCTGTTGCTCTGGAATACAGATTACTGGTTCTGGGTCTTGGTAAATTCGGAGTTCAATTTGAATATCAGCCGGTTTAAATTTGTATTCAAGACAGAATAAGGCTGCATATATTTCAAGCTGCTCAATATGTCCTGGAATCAGACCGGACTTGTAATCATGAATTCTTAAAAACTCATTTCTAAAAGCAATTGCATCGGTTGTTCCAAAACAATTTTCAGAATATGCTAATGGCTGTTCTGGGGTCATTTTGAACCCAATTGCATCATTGACATATAAATTAAGTGCTTTATGTGATTTTGGAAGGCGCTGTCCAAGTGTTATACATGTTGCTGCAAAGTCATGTATTTCAGTTCCTCTTTGTGCTGCTAAGGAGTTGTTGTACATTCGTACAAGTTTTTCATCATCGTAGTTTATCCAGTGGTAATTACTTGCCCCTAAGAAGGCATGCCGACCTTTAAGATTTGAGTGTTCTAAAAAGTTCATTTAACACCTCGTCTTTGTTTTCCGGAGTTATAAATTTTGAGAAGGACATGTCATTCATTTTGGAAACATAATATTCTTGATTTGGTTGTTTTGACGCGTGGTCATGCCTTTTACATTCAAGGGCGGCCCATCGATCATTATGAAGAATTAACAGATCTGGTATTCCTTGCTTTTGATCCATTTTAAAAATCATACAACCGCTGACATTTTTGTTGATTTCTTGAATTAATTCTGACTGAAATTGTGACTCTTTTTTTGGCATGTTGCCTCCTTTCATAATATTCCGTAAAAAATAAGAGCCTACGTTCAGTAGACTCTAGAAATTGTGTTTTTTTTTGCATATTCACTCTTTCTCTTCATAAAAGAGCGTGTTTTTTTCGCGTGATAACTTTTTTTTAAAAAATTAAGAGCCCTTATTTAAGGGGCGCTTAATCATCATTGTGTATCATTTGACCGGTGGTTACTTTGCATTAATCATTCCATTGATAAACAGGCTCGACGCCATCATCGCACCAACTGTTGCTTGTGCTGCTGCCGATGCGACTGCTACGGATGCTGCAATTATAAGGGCTTTTTTCCAATTTGGACCCTTATGTTTGTCAACATATTCCTCAGCAATATCACAAGCGAGCATTCCACAACCAACACCTGATACGGCTGCAATAGCAACTGCTGTACATCCAAGTACATTGATTCTGTTCATAGTAATTTCCTCCATTTGTTTGATACATTTCTGTTCATAATATGGTGTGTTTTTTTG